CATAAATAAAAGGCTTCTGAAGTAAGGAAAAATGGCGTAAATCCTTTTAGTACCTACAGAAGCGGAAACATTGGTGTTGGTAAACAGGGTTGCACCTGTGCTAGAAACACGTAAATCTGAGAACACGTTGATGCTGTCATCACCAAAAACATACAAAAAGTTGTTGGCTGAATACAAAGAAGTAATGACTCCGTGCAAAGTCTCATCAGTTAAAGTGATAGAACCTGCACTTACAGATGTGAAGTCAAAAGGAGAAGTAGAGGCAGAATAATAAACTGTACGCCCAGCAGCCACCCATGTACGACCTGAGAAGGTGGCAACAGATACTATAGGGTCTGTATTTGTGATAGCAATAGCCGTTGCATTGGTTGACGCACCTCCACCACTAATGGTGACCGTGGTATTGGAAGTGTATCCTGTGCCAGGGTTTGTCATGATGACTTGTGATACTGTTCCACCTGACAGAATAGCCGTACCTGCTGCACTTGAACCAGAACCTGCAAAAGTCACAACCGTATTGGCTGCATTGGTATAACCTGCACCACCACTGGTAACCAATACAGATACCGTTCCTGTTGCAAACGTAATTAAAGATGCTATAGCCGTTGCATTTGTGCCACTACCACCCGTAATTGTGACGCTAGGAGGACTGGTGTAACCAGCACCCGCATTTGTAAGCGCAATACTTGTTACTTGACCTGTTATTAACTTGGCTGTAGCTGCTGCACTAGAACCACCGCCACCAGTAATAGTTACGCCTGGGGCAGTCAGATAACCAGAACCTGCATTGGTAACTGTTATAGCAACAACTGTTCCACCAGAAATAGTGGCTACTGCTTGTGCCGTAATTCCTCCAGCCACGGTAGGAGGGTCTATGGTAATAGTTGGTAAAGATGTATAACCAGAACCAACCGTTCCAACAGTAATTGAGGAAACACCACCAGCACCTGTGGTTATAAAAGCTATGGCAGTGGCATTAACTCCTCCAGAAGGAGCTGCTGCAATAACAACATTAGGTGCTTCTGTATAGCCAGAGCCACCATTGGTCACGCCTATAGAACCTACAGAACCTATTTTGTTGGTGTTTGTTCCATCCCAAGCAAACAAACCTTTATTTGGGTCACCAATAATAAAGTATTGGTTTTTGTATTGAGCACCTGTCACACCTGAATTGCTGAATGTTCCTGTTATAGCAACATTACCAGCTGTGTTGCCTGAACCCGTCAATGCAACCAAACTCACATATTCAGCTCTACCATCATCTTCAAAAGCCACCAAATAATCTGTTAAGTTGATGTTTGCAGAATATAAAGAAGTGACATTGGCTGATGTGACAATGTTGTTAGAACTATTGCTTGCATAAGTCACATTAGACTGAGAAGCAACAATACGGATATTACCGCTACCAATAGGCATGGCGTTCTCAAGCCAAGAGAACTCTTCCTTATCAATAGCCGTGCGGTTAGCCTTGGTGTTTAACCCTTTGAAAGCTTTAATGATGGCATAGGACTTTTTTTGTTCTGCTGATGCCATGATTAGTAGGGGTTAGAGTAAGGGTCAGGGATACGTCTAGTAAAGGAACTATTGAGAGCAGCCTGAACGTGCTTGTTGTATTCCTGTTTGTAAATCTCTGCCTCACCATAACTTTGCTCTTTGTACTTGGCTTTGTAAGCAGCGTAAAAAGCAACTGGCGTGGTGTACGGGTCATTGATAGGGTCAATGGCATTTGAATCGGCTTGTGTCAATGGCAAAGGCAATATAACCGTATCCACTTCCATCAAATAACTTTGGTCGGGAACAGGACCAATATAGATTTGTTGTTGTCCATAAATAGAGAAAGCAACAGGTCTACCTACATAGTTTTGCCAGTATCTGAGCTGTGCGTTGAATAACGTCCACGGCATATATCTGAGGGGAATACGTGAATTTCCCCAATAAATTGTGACATTCAGCGTATCTAGTATCTGATTTGTGGTGTTAATGGCTGAATACGGAATAATCTCACACGGTGCGTAATACGTCAGTTGAGCCGTACCATTGGTGAAAGCAGTTTTTGGCGGTGGATTGCCATAACTGTCTGGGTAAGGTGGAGCTGTTGTTCCTAACGTCCCAGAGGTGGTAACTTTGTAAGTATAAATATTACTAAAAATATACTGACCAGAAGTTACAGCTAAGCTAGCTGACCAAGCAATGGCAGCAGTGCCATCTTGTCCTATAGGTGTATTTGCAATGGTAAGTGTACGAAGGCAACCAGTATCTCTAACGACTCTCTCACGACCATCGTTAATGTCATCCGTTAATTCGGAGTCAGACCAGAATACTCCGTTGGCATCGTGCAAGAGCCTACGAACTTCCGTGAGATAGGAAGAGAGAGTTGCCATTTAACTTCCATAGTTTATGCTTGCCTCTGCAAGGATTTTCCCCCCGCATGTCTTTTAACATGCAGAGGTACTACGCCTACAGCCGAGGGTTGATAGCTGTCTTTTTGAGGAGGAGTTGCGGAAATACTAAATTGCGCTAACTTCTCCAAACCTTGTGGTACATCTGAATGAAGTTTTATCCAACCCAAACGAGCTAGATAAGATTCTTTATTCTCCATACCGTGACCAAAGATGTGCTGTGCAGCACCTTGAGGTATCTGCACTGTCACACCCTTAACAAATACGTAGGGAACGCCACACCAACTGTCCGTCAGCGTGTCATCCCCGTTGTTGGTAACGTAAACGTCTTCCATTAACCCGAAACCGTATCACCAAATATTTTAATATCCACTGTGGCATTTGCTACCGCAGTATTAACTTTCAAATATAAAGCTTGCGTGTTGTAACCGTTAATGGTCGTAGAAGCTGCATACGGACTTGCTATTGTTAAATCTTGAAACTTATCGACAGCAGTCAAATTGGACAACAAAGTGGCAGCAACAACCGCATTACTGGTGTTGCCATCATTTGTAGTCAAAATACTCACGTTGCCTAAAGCCACGTTTGCATTTGCATTTTGAACTGTGATTCTTCTCAAAATAACTTGACCAGAACTAGAAGTAGACCCACCAACGGTAAGTCCACCTAAAAGAATTGGTAAAGAGACAACAGCATTGCCAGTAGAGCCTAGTGACACTTGACTTGCAGAAGCTAAGACAAAATTGCCAAAGCTTACTGGGGTATTTTGTGCTACTGCATCTAAATTAGCCATGCTATGCTTTCTTTAAGTGTTGTAAGTGCCAGATACGTTCTGACCACCATTAACTGTTGCCAGTATCATGGTAGTTGCCGTAGCGACAATCACGTTTGCACGGACGTTTACACCGTCAGATATAACAACACCACCAGTATTGTTCGCAATCAAAGTTACAAATGTCGCAACATTGGTTGTGGCATTGTAAGCATTTACCGCTTCAATAGTGACGATGGCTGTGGGAAAAGCAAGGTATGTACCTGCGGGAATCAATACTGTAGCGTTGTTAGCCGTTACAGTAGTTAATTGCCAGTATGCACCTGCCGTGTTGGTACTTGCGTTAGCAAGAATGATTTTGTTTAAACCTAATGACATGACTATTTCTCCTTATAGTGATAAATAGTTATAGCCAGAAACCCTAGACATTGACTTAGGTTTCACGCTTACCAATTCGGCAATCATGATAACCGCACCAACGTAACCGATTTGCCAGTTAGGTAATGTAGACTCAAATCCAGTAAACACAAATGAACCTTGCTCGTGGATGTACAAGCTCAAGTAGTTTGTGTTAATGAAGTAGACTGCACCTTCTGCACAATAGGGGTCTGGATAAATTGGAACACCAGCGACCATCAACGCTCTGAAAGCTGCTTGAGGACCGTTGTTATCACCGTCAAAGCCAGAGCCTGGGGTAATAACATACTGCTCTTGACCTACAAAGTCTTGAGCTAACAAAGTCCAAGTACCAAATCCGCAAACACCAAACGAAGGCATTTCTGCACCGTTCTTAGTTGTTCCAGAAATATACTGAAGAATGTTTTGTCTTGTAGGATTGACGTTACCTGCGGAGTAAACCTTAGATTTCCACCATGTGTAGGTATTACGGTTGATGTTTCCGTAAGTGACAAGGTTTGTACCGTCATCAATAGCACCAGGCAATCCAATAAACTGCTGAGTGTTAGTGTAGTTTGTGTACAAGGCTGTTGCCATTGCGTCCATCATCACATTGGTTGCATCGTTCATACGAGCTTCAATCAACGGGATAATTGCTGCGTCTTGCTGTACTGCACCCTCCATACCCAAGAATGGGACGGGAGAAATCATCAGTTTCAAGTCGTATTCAGCGTTATAAGCACCTTGTTGGACAGAAGGCTGGTTGAATGAACCAGAGTAGTCTGACCACTGAGCATTTACAAACTGTGCACCTTGAACAGGGACGGTAATTGAAGAAACACCACCTGAAGCTTGTTGACTGTTTGCAATCAACGCTGCCATCAATGGCGTGGAGTTGTACAGTTGTACAACGAGTTTTGGAATAAAGGCTCTGCGGGTAACGTAGGTTAACTCAGTAAACTGACTCGACCCCGTTGCTGGCAGAATACCACCACCTATAGCCATAACGACTCCTTAAAGATGGGCATTTCTGCCCCGACAAATTAAACCCTCTTTTAAACTCATAACCCGATTGGTCTGCTACGTGGATTACGCAACTCAGCCAACGCCTTTGATGCTTCATTACGAGCAGCATTGGCAGGATTCTTCCAGTACGCAGACAAGTCAAACTTGTTCATAGCGTTTGGATTGTAACCAGATGAAGTTGGCTTTGCAGCTTGTCTCATCCAATTTAAATAGTCCGCAGCAGTCTCGTGGTCATGGATTTTCTTCTCCATCATGATTTTTTCTACTTCTGGAATATCATCCTCAGAAGAGACCAAACCTTTTTTAACCAAACTAGCTCTGCGTTTGTTCAAATCATCAATAGCATCACGCTCTCTAAACTTTGCCTGTAAAGCATCGTTTTCTTGACGCATCTGAGCTAACTCATTTCTAGTCATATCCTTGATTTGAATCTCAGGGATTTGCATATCGGGCTTAACCCGTTGAGTTAGACGCAAGAAATCTTCCCGAGTCTTTGGGTCTTCAGCCATTGTTTGGGCTAACTGAGCCAACTCATCTCGTGCTTCTAATGACAAATTTTCTAAAGACATGACACAACCCTCTTTTTAAATTAAATAACTTTTTTACCGTCAGCAGGCTTTTTAACACCCATTGCGTTCTTGCTAACTTTGTTTGCACCATCGAGTCCACCCAATGCAGCGTATCTTGGTGTGTTGGTTACAACGCCATTTTGCTGATTGGTATCTGTTGGTCTACGTGGGGCTGCTGCGCCTCTTGGCTTAAATAAATCCATGATTACTCCTTACATTGGGGACATTGGGGGTGGGGGAGGCATACCACCACCTTGAGGGGGCATACCAGGGATTGGTGCTGCTGACATTGCTTTACCTTCAGGCGTTGCACCACCAGCTTGAGGTAATGTTTGTAGCATCTGCAAAATTTCAGATTGCTGTAGTTCGTTTGTTTTATTTTTCCGTGGACCGAGGATGCCAGTCAATGTACGGATAGCACCGAGTGCTTTCTGACCTTCTTCTGTTTCAGAACCAAGGGCAGGTAAAGATTGTTCAAGTAAGTCCATCGCCATGCCGAGGTTAATCATCGCAGCCTCTTTGCTTCCCATCTTGGGTTCAGGCGTTGACATGGGTGAAGCCATTGGAGGTGTTTCAGCATCAGACATTGCACCAGGTTGACTCATAGGCATAGGTGCAGGTGCGTTACCACTTCTTGGTCCACGCATCAATTCCATTAACTTGTCTGAAGGTACACTCATACAAAACTCCTTTGTGTCGAATGTAACCATTTACAAACAACTTGTCAATAGGTGGGAGTTTATGTGTCGAAA